ATAAGAGACAGGGGTTGCCCCCGTCAAAAGGCGGGGGCTTTTATTATTTCAACCGGTTACAAAATGTAACCATCTGACCATCTCGTGGACATCAGCGAAATGGTCAAGCGGTGACAATTCGTCACCGTCTGAACTGTCCGGGATTTCCGGATAGTTACTTCTGGTACACTCCCTTTACCCTTCCCATGATGATTACTGATTCCTTGTCCAGTACCGTCCCTCCAACCTGTATCCTCTCTCCTTGGAAAACAATGCGCTGAATAGTGACCCGACCTCCTATGTCCAGTAATGCCCTTTGCCCAGAAGTGGGGTTGGATGCTTCGTCGATGAAGTATGTCGCTTCTCCGTCTCTCACTAAAATTGTCGTCGCCGTCGTCAGGATAGACGGCATAAGTTGCGTGCCTTTCTCAACGAGTGTGCCGGATAAAAGATCAAACAACTTCACCTCCACCATGCCGGATTTTATAACTTCCACTTCTCCGAGGAGATAAGATACCGAAACGTCAAGAATATTGGCTATTAACTTCTTCTGGTCATCAGGCGGGGATTGCCTGCCTGCCTCCCATCGCCAGACCGTATTCAGCGAAACCCCAAGGGCATCCGCTATTTCCTGCAACGTCATCCTTTTAGCCTTCCTTGCGTCTTTTAGGCGTTCCCCGAATAGTTTCCCCATGCCTAAAGTCTACGTTATACGTAGCAAATATCAATAATCCTCTTCGGTATAACAACTTACACCATTTCCGTAGAAGATAGGACTTAAGACCTATTGTTTCTACCGATTACGTCCATTACTATAGACATCGGAAAGGAGGTGGTGTAGATGCTTAGGCTTAAGGAGTGGCGCAAAAAGAACCGGATGACCCTCGCAGAAGTAGCCGAAAAGATGGGATATTCCCTCAACACCGTCTGGAGGCATGAGGCGGGACGGCAGGGGGTTGTTCTGGAATCTCTGGGTAGTTACGCGTCTATCTACGGATGCCGTATATCTGACCTGATAGACACAAACCCTCCCGAAACCACGGGGGCAGTCTCGAAGCGTTCATGAGTGTTACAGATAATTCCCGTAGGCAAGACGACCTGGTACCGCTGGATCGAACAGGGAATTGCGCCCCGGCCTGTAAGGGTGGGGAACATAGCAATGTGGCGAGTCTCAGAACTGGAAAACATATTTAAGGGAGGGGAACCAGATGCAGGCAGTAATTGAGGCAAAAAGGCTTCATTGCAACCGTCGGGGAAGGTGGAGCGAGCAACAGAAAACCCCTGCTCTGGCAAGCAGGGGCGACAAGAAAAATCACCATTTCACAACTCTTATTTTAGCAGATTTGCGAGGTCAGGGCAATGCTTAAGACACAGGAGGAATCCATTCTCCGGTGGCTTGACGAGGGGCAGGAACTTACGCCGATGCAGGCACTCCACACTTTCGGATGTTTCCGGCTTGCAAGTCGGATATGGAATCTGCGTAAGAAGGGGTACTGCATCGAGACAGAGCGTCGTAACGGACATGCTGTTTACCGGATGGGGTGGAGAGCATGAAAGCGCCCGTAGTAATCGATGAGTGGATATGCGAGACATGCCCGAAGTTCTACCTGGACGAGGGCACGGGGTGGGCGAAGTGCGAAGTATTCAGCGATCTCGACGTTCCCTTTGATTTTAATCCTGAGGATTCCCGGTGTAGCAGGCACGAAGAGTTTTTAGCACTCAAGAAAGAGGAGGTAGAAGTATGAAAGCGACAACGGCAATCAAAGAACCGCTCCTCGCTGAGAACGACAAGGAGAAGTGGCTAGAGGAACGGCGTAAGGGTGTCACCGCTACGGACATTTCCGCCATCAGCGGATTGAACCCTTATCACACCATATATGACGTATTTCTCGAAAAACTTGATCTTATTGAGCCGATGCAGGAAACGGCCCCAATGAGATGGGGCAGGAAGATGGAGCCTGTACTGGCGGACGTTTACGCACAGATGACAGGGGCGACACTTATCAACCCTGGGCTTCTGGTCAACCCCGAAAAGTCCCTTATGCGGGGAACGCCGGACAGGATAGTAGTTGACCCAGAAACAGGGGAATGGCTAAAAGTCGTGGAGATCAAGACGGCGGGGATACGGCAGGCTTCGCGATGGGGCGAACCTGGAACAGACGATATCCCTGACGAATATCTCTGCCAGGTCCAGTGGCAGATGGGCATTACCGGCCTGACGGAAGCGGACGTAATAGTCAGCATCGGCGGTCAGGAGCCTGTCATCTACACAGTCGAGCGCAACAACCTCATGATAAACGGACTCTACGACAGGGCGTTCAAGTTCTGGAACGATCACGTTGTCCCGAAAGAACCCCCCCAGGTGGATGAATCGGAATCAGCAGCGGAGATGCTCGCTAGGCTCTACAACAGGGCAGACCTTGACCTGCTCCCATCTTCGGAAGAGGTGGAACGCCTTGTCAAGATGGCCGAAAACCAGAAGGCGTTTCTGAAGGTGGCAGAGGACAACGTGCGGTACGCCGAGAATCAATTGAAGGCGATCATAGGCGACCACGAGGGAGTCGAGGGTGAGTGGGGAAGGTTGACATGGCGCAAGACAAAAGACCGCCACGACATTGACTACAAATCCATCGTTGCCGAGACAGCAATACCCACGGAACTGATACTGAAGCACACCAGGACTAAGCCGGGCTACAGGAGATTCTTGTATCAGCCCGCAAAAAAGGAGGCGTAACTCATGGCTACAGCAGTCGCGGTCAAACAGGAAAAACTCAACAACATCAAGGCACTTCTCGCAAAAGCGAAGGGACATATTGCAGATGTACTTCCTGCACATATGTCACCGGAGAAGATGATACGGATAGTTTCAGCAGCGGCAAGCAGGAACCCGATGCTCCTTGAATGCGAACCCTTGTCCTTTGTCGCTTCGGTCATCACCGCTTCACAGCTCGGACTCGAGCCCGTAGGTCCGTTGCAGGAAGCCTATCTGATTCCGTATCGGAACAACAAGACAGGGCAGTACGAGGCACAGTTTCAGGCGGGTTACAGAGGTTTGATCAAACTCGCACGGAACTCTGGACAGATAGCGGGGATAGAGGCTCACATCGTTTATGAGTCTGACGAGTTCGAAGTTAACTACGGAACAGGCAGTTATATCAAGCACATCCCCGCAATGACAGACTCACCCGGAGCAAAAAAGGCCGTTTATGCCGTGGCATTTTTCAAGGACGCGACAACGAAACCGCAGTTTGAAATTCTCACACCTGCCCAGGTCAAGCACATCAAAGGCAAGTCGAAGGCACAGGATTCAGGGCCGTGGAAGACCGATGAAGATGAGATGTGGCGCAAGACGGCTATCAAACGGCTCTGCAAATATCTCCCGATGAGTGCGGATCTCGCAACCGCCATCGAACTGGACAACAAAGCGGAGATAGGCGAATCACAGGCGGAGTACATCGACATCCCCTTCATTTCAGACATGGCGGAACCCGTTGAGGACAAGAGCAAGTCTGACAAAATCGCGGAACAACTGAAGATCAACGGCGGTGCTGAGTAGTCATGCCGGAGTATTACATAGCGGTTTTTAAAGAAATGCTTGAGGCATTAAATAATGGGGCCATCGACAACACGTTTTCCGCGCAAGAAATATTGTTTCTCAAAACCGTTGACCTTGACGAGGCTTAACCAGTTCAACACGGGGGCGGGGCTTAACCTCGCCCCTACCGTGGAGGGGTTGTAATGGCGAGGGCTAGGAATATTAAGCCGGGGTTCTTCTTGAACGACAAATTAGCCGAGTGTGATATATCTACAAGGCTCCTATTTATTGGGCTTTGGTGTATCGCTGACCGTGAGGGGCGACTCAAAGACAGGCCTAAGCGAATCAAGGCAGAGGTTTTCCCTTATGACGATATAGACGTTGAACCTCTTCTGGAACAGTTGCAGGAGAACGATTTTATCATCAGATATTCCGTGGATGAACACGAGTATATCCAGGTGGTGAACTTCAACAAGCATCAGAATCCCCACGTAAAAGAAGCGGAAAGCACCCTGCCTCCATGTCCTGATTATGAACAAGCACCAGAAAAGCACCATACTTGCACCATACAAGCACCAGACTTGCACAGTTCTTTCCCGGCTGATTCTCTGATTCCGGATTCTCTGATTCCTGATTCCGGATTCTCTGATTCCCTTCAAGATCATGCCCATGTCGAACCTGTTAAAAAAAACAAACCTGCCCAAGCAGAGAAAGCCAAGATCATGTCGAAGGAGATCCAGCGCCTTTTCGATTCCAAGTTCTGGCCCATGTATCCTAGGAAGGTTGCCAAGAAGGAGGCATTCAACGCCTTTAAAAAGCACTTCCCAACGTCACTATCGTGCGACGAGTGCAACGTTATATTTCAGAACATGGGGAGATACCTTGCGAATCTCCTAGCGGAGAAGAGACCAGCCGACAAGATTCCTTACCCCGCGACCTTCCTAAACCGTGAGGACTTCTCGGTCGAACCGGAGCCGATAGACACGGGTGAGTATGAGTTCGTCGAGGTGGAGGCGTGAGTATGCATCTTTACCGGGACCACTTTCAAAACTACAAACAATACAACATTCCAAAGGCACAGTTAATCATTGCTGATATTCCCTACAACATCGGTACAAACGCCTATGCCTCTTCACCTGGTTGGTACAAGGATGGTGACAACAAAAACGGGGAAAGCGAACTTGCGAAAAAGAGTTTTTTCGACACAGACAACAATTTCAACGTTCCTGAGTTCATACACTTTGTAAACACCATGCTCAAGAAGGAGCCGAAAGAAAAAGGGCAGGCCGGTTGCATGGTGGTATTTTGCGAGTTTGAACAGCAGTTTATGTTAATCGAAAAGGGCAGGCAGTACGGCTTCCCAAACTATATTAACCTTGTTTTCCGCAAGAACTATTCCGCCCAGGTATTAAAGGCAAATATGCGCGTTGTTGGTAATTGTGAATATGCCGTCATCTTGTACCGAGACAAACTGCCGAAATTCAACAACGACGGGCAAATGATATTCAACTGCATGGAGTACGAGCGGGATAACGAAACTCCCAAAATTCACCCCACCCAAAAAAGCATCCACGTTATGCGCCGGTTGGTTGAAATATTTACCGACCCCGGTGACGTGGTTATAGATCCCGTCGCAGGAAGTGGCGTTGCTCTTTTGGCCGCCAAACAGCTGGGGCGTAAGTCTTATGGATTCGAGATCAAGAAAGAGTATGTGGAGGCATTTGACCGCACTTTAGCGCAGAACGTTCAGGGCACCATTTTCCAGAAAACACAACCGGATTACCGGGGCAAACAGTCGGAAATATTTAACGTCGTGGAGGCAAAAAATGGCTAAATCCGACACCCCCCCGATGGCACTTGATTCTGAACGCGCAGTCCTGGGGGGATGCCTCCTTGATGCATCATGTCTGTCTCTGGCTTCCCGGACGCTGGAAGAGAGTGACTTTTTCGACACTCGGCACCGTCAGGTATTCCGCGCCGTCCAGGTCGAAGCCTTGAGGGGCAACACCGTTGATGAGGTCATCCTGGCGCAGAAAATGAAGGTTGCGCAGTCCGAATTAGCCTCTTACATCGACGCGATCCCGACGCTACAGACATTTCAGAGACACCTTGCCATTGTCAGGGAGAAGGCCGTCAGGCGACTCATGGCAGAGCGGGCAAGGGAGATATATGCCCTCGCCATGAGCGAGAAAAAAGCCATTACCGACGTAACACAGGAAGCACAACGGCTCATTCGGGAATGCTCCGCATCGGAGCGGATTGCCCTTTCTGACCCGTCGATACATCAGGAGGCTTACGAGGCGCAGGTCAAGGCATGGGACGGACTGCCAGTTTTCCGCACTGGCATTGATGCCGTCGATTGGGACATGGGGGGCGGCATTCTCCCCGGCGAGATCCTTTCCCTTGTCGGCGGAGAGGGGAGCATGAAAACGAGCCTTGCGCTCAAGGCTGTTGACACCTACTTGCAGGAGGTCGGGCGCAAGGTTCTGTTCGTGAGCCTTGACATGCCCGCCTACCAGGTGAATAACAGGCGGCTTATGCCCATCATCGGCCTGAACGAGATGGAGATATTGGAGGCTATCAAGTCCGATTCCCCGGAATACAAGCGCGCCGTTGATGCGCTGACGGAACGCGACGCGGGACTATTCCGGGTGATTGACGGGGATTACACCGTTGCCGATCTCGAAAGAGCGATCAGGACGGAATCTCCCGCCGTGGTGGTGCTTGATTATCTGACCGCCGTTGCCGGGTTTGACAGCGAACTGGACGCGGCGCGGCAGGTGACGGCGGCATTGCGTAGGTGGAAAAATGAACTTGGTTGCGCGTTCCTGGTGCTGAATCAAATGTCAGAAATAGCCCTCGCGAATCAGCGACATGGCGACGTTGGAACAGGAAGGGGCCTAGGTGGAGGTTCAATCAGGAGACTTGCGGATGTGGTGCTCGAACTCTTCAAAGACAAGGCCCCGACAAGTGAGGACGGTACGCCGAACTTCGACACCACTCCCAGGATCATCTGTTCGGTTGCGAAGACGAGACGAGGTCAGAACGGACGGCATTACTCGCTCCATTACGAGGGCAAGACCATGACATTTTCCGGGAGCGCGTCGCCCGTGAAGGTGCGATCTAAACGCTCATCCGAGAGCGTATTTTCCGACGCATTCGGGGGGTTTTGATATGGCGAAGTTTAAGGACCGTGGTTGCAAGGCTTTCCCGTACCGCCTGACCTGCCGGGATTCCGTGACGTGGCACGAGGTCAAGGATTCAGCACGCCGATACGCCACTCGCGAAGGATTAAAAGGGTGCGCCATCGAAAGGCTCAATCTGGAGACGGAAGAATATGAGGAGGTGTAGGTGATGTTTGAGTATCACAAAATCCAGAGTGTTTTTAAGCGGGATGAGAAAACCAATTTCCAGACATTCCTTATGGGGGAATATTCCATTCCCGAATTTGAATATCTGAAAGACAACCAGTGGACATTTACGGAAAAGGTTGACGGCACAAACATAAGGGCAATTTGGAGTGGAGAGGGTTGGTCGTTCGGAGGGAGAACCGACAGAGCGCAGATTCCCAATTACCTATTAGAGGCTCTTGATGAAGTGTTCACCCCTACCATAGGGAAGATGAAGGAAATGTTTAACGAGTTACCCGTTTGTTTTTATGGCGAAGGGTACGGCCCAAAAATCCAAAAAGGTGGGGGTAACTACCGTGATTCATGTTCATTCGTCCTCTTTGACATATTCGTTAATGGGATTTGGCTAAAGCGTGAGGACGTTGATGATATCGCACGAGAAAACAACATCGACAGCGTTCCTATTTTGGGATATGGAACACTCAATGACGCTCTAACTATGGTTCAAAAGGGTTTCACTTCACAGTGGGGAAATTTCACAGCCGAGGGGTTAGTCCTTAGACCCACAGTAGAACTCCTTGACAGAAGAGGCCAACGGATAATCACCAAGGTGAAACATAAAGACTTTAAGGAGGTGGGTTAGGTGATACAGAGGTGGGGACTTAAGAACATCAATGAGGGAGTGGGATATACAGATATGGATATGGTGGAAGACGTTGATGGCATGTATGTCAAATACTCCGACCATGAAGCCATCGTGAAGGAACTCGTGGAGGCGTTGGCTCTGGCTTGCCAGGAGGTCGAAGAAACATTTGGCACCTGTCCTAATGACCAGTTCGATTGGGAAGGTCCGAACTGCACAAACGAAAAATGCAGGGACATAGACCAAATTGGAAAGTGTTGGCGTGAATACTACATCGCAAAGGCAAAGGGGGTCTCCTGATGTACGGTGAACTGATGAGAATTGAAACACTCGTTGAGCGGGTCGCTGAGTTAAAGGAGGCTAACCGCAGATTGCAAACGTTGAACGCTGAACTCGTGCGTGACATTGAGGAAGCCAAAAAGGGCTACCGTGTGGCTGACATGGGATGGGGTGCGGAGTGTTCGAGACTCCATCACGAGAACGAACGGCTGAAGAAGGAGAACGAAGCGTACAAGGACATGTTCACAAGGATGCGGAATCTAGTTGAGGCGGTGGGGGTATGAGAGAGATTAAGTTTAGGGGGCTAACCATAACAGACGGATGGGTATACGGAGACCTGGTTCATGATGCATACGGCTCAACATGTTATTACGAGAAATGCCCTTATCGAATTACAGGGGTGTGCGAACACGGACATTTCAGTGTGCCAGTAAAGAGGGGAACCGTAGGTCAATTCACCGGCCTTTATGACGTGAACAGCAAGGAGATATACGAGGGGGATATCCTGGTCGCTGATGGTGATGATGGCCGCCATGGCGGCAAACAATACTTTCAAATCATGTATGGAGAAGGGAGTGGGACTGTAGGGTTTTCACCCCACTGCATAACCGGTGACTATTCTTCAGTGCATTATGAGGTTTGGGATAAAGGTGAAGTCATCGGCAACATTCACGAGAACCGCGAATTACTAGAGGCTCCTGATGAGGCGTAGCACCCTACTCCTACTCGCCATCATTGTCGTGATAGCCGGAGCGAACCTGCACCTTGCCGAGCAAATAGAGGCACAGCGTGACATGTACGCCCGTGACGTTGCCCTGTCCTACGAAGCCGGGATCAAACACGGCATTGAACAGGCCGTGGACTCAAGCCCCGATGTTGAGGCGTTGACAACCCTGTTCGACAAATACCACCACGCCGATGCGGAGAACTTTGCCCGATGGGTAGTGTACTACTCCGCAAAATACCGGATACCGCAGTTCCTTCTCGCCGGAATGCTGATGCAGGAGTCATCCTGTAATCCTGATGCGGTGAGTCGGAAGGGTGCACGGGGACTGACACAGGTTATTTGGAAATGGTGGGGAAAGCTCTTGAGCGAGTACGGCGTAGCGAAGACAGAGATGGACCTGCACGATCCAGAGACGAGCATCGAAGCGGGGGCGTGCATACTACGCCACCTGCTTGACAGGTACGGCGACATCCACGAGGCGTTGAGACACTACTCCGGCAACGCCAGAAATTACACCGACAAGGTGATGGGGAGGGTTGTGGGATGAAAGATACAGGACGCAAGATCAAGCGGGTGACAATGCCATCCTATGGGCCGAGCGGAGAACAGAGTATATATTTCATCACTCCCGGCAAGGGGCCGAGAGACAGTCTTGAATGGGAGACGATAAATTACGGCGACCACGGCGACCCGTACATTGTCAGTTACAAGGACGGCATTGAGGTTGAGCGCATTAATCCACGCTTCGTTATCAGCGTCGAGTGGGAGATTCCCGAACCCACAACCACGGAAGGGGAGGCGTAAGGGATGAAGTACTACATGTCGTTGGACAAGGACGGGTGTGCATATATGACATTGAGAAAAAAGTTATTTCCACTTTCGCTCCCCTCTCTCAACTCGGATGACATGTGGATTCCGGGAGAATGGGCGCCAGAAGTCGAGGGCCGGCTTGGATTCTCGGAATACCAGTTCTGGATGAATGGATACACAGTTCTAACAGCAGAGCAAGTCCTTACACATCTGGATGACCGTCTATTTGAAGTTGAGATTGCAGGCGAGATTATCAATCACAAAGGCGAATACCACGTGTGCAGAAAATGCCGACTCATTCGTGAGGTTACGGCGTGGAATGCGGAAACCGCTAGGCTGTTTGCGCTTGCATGCGCAAGACATGTTGAGAATTTGTCGGCTTTTGGTTTTCCTGATGCCCCCCCGTATGCACGAATGTGTAATGACATGCTTGAAAAATTTATCAGGGGGGATATCACACGGTGTACCCTAGAAAAGGCACGTGAAGATGCCAACAGAATTGCAAACCCGGACGCTTATCGTTATTCGGATGACGATAGACCGTTTTGCGAAAATGAAGAAATGCCAGACAAACTGCAACACAAGGCCGCTATATATGCTTCTGCTGAAGACCCATTTTGGGGAGCCTGTCTTGCAGCATCTTACGCAAGGCGTACTGCACAAAGTGTTTGGGAAATGGGTTGGTTCACTCAAGGGAAAGGGCAAGAACTATCGTGGGGAAAGCAAGAACGACAATGGCAGACTAGAACCCTGTGGAAAATGCTTAAAGAGGAGGTGTAGGAGATGGATGCCACAAATAGGACAGCAAGAGACGTGCTTAATTCAATTTGGGTAACGGGGCCAGACGACAATAATACGTATTGGCTAACTGTAGACAGTGGAACCTTGGAAGCCACAATAAGTCTGGGCACAAATCGCGACATGACATTCTTGAAAGCGTTTAAGGAATTTGACCGGCAGAGGAAACAGGCTTTGGAGGAGGTCTAACCATGTACGAGGTATGGTGGACGGTAAGGTCACTTGAATATGACTATGATTCCGGTAGAACATTTGATGACCGCAATGAAGCGTGGAGTTTTTACGGTAGTTATATAGACGGAGAAGACATTGACTCCGTTGGCCTCTATTACATCGACGGTGATGGCAACGAGAAGGAGTTGGCGACATGGAGCCGGTGAAGACCTCGGATAATATTTGGGGCGGAATTGTCACCTGTCTCATTTGGGCTCTTATTGTCACGGTTGTCCTCGCCGTGGCGGGATGGGTGTTCGCGGGGTGGATAGAGTTTATCCTGTATGGGGAGATGAACGACTTCCTCAAGTCAATTGTTTTGTTGTACCCCATGATAAGTTTCCCCATAATTATCGTGTATTTTATGGATAGGGAGGGGTTGATACGGTGAAGACCTGCGGGGGTTGTCGGTATGGGCCGACGAAAGAGACTACACTCTGTAAATTTACTGTTCCTATGTGGGTAGAGGAGGACTATTGCAATGCCTGTGTTTCCGCAAACGAAGACGCTACCGACTGCCCCTGTTGGCGTGAAAGGTGGGTGGAAAACTGATGAACCCGCTATGTCCGTCCTGCCTCATTTGTGTTAACTGGGGCGACGGTTGCGGTAAGGGAATCAAGGATGTCTGGGACAGGTGTTTTCTATTCGAGCGGTGCGAAGCCGAAAACCAGAAGAGCCTATTCGAGGAGGATGAGTGAGATGGCAAAACTGACGATGAAATTCGAGGCGCTAAAGGATGCTAAAGAGGTTTTCGAGTGTGCCAACGGCTCAACACTGGTCAGCCTATGGG